GGAGATACAATGATCGAAGAAACAACACCATACGATATCTTAACCGAAAAGTGGGAGCCTGTACTTGAACACAACGCTCTTCCATCTATCGAAGATACTTACAAGAAGAAAGTTACCGCAGTTCTACTTGAAAACCAAGAGGCTGCTATTCGTCAGCAAAGACTAGTTGAAGACAATACACTAGGCGGAGCACTCGGTGGCGGTGTAATTACCCCCGCTGCAACAAACATCGCTGGTTATGACCCAATCCTAATCAGCCTTGTTCGTCGCGCAATGCCAAACCTAATTGCCTACGACATCTGCGGCGTTCAACCCATGACCGCTCCAACCGGACTCATTTTCGCAATGCGTCCCAAGTACGACGTTGATGGTAGCCGTAAGGAAGCTCTATTCCAGGAACCATTCGTACCATTCGGTGGTTCAGGTGGTACTAACGGAAATAATACTAAGTTCACCGATTATCCAGACACCAATTTAGCATCTAATATTGGTTATGGTCTAACCATTTTTGCTGGTGAAACTGGTTCTACTAGAGGAACTGCTCTATTCAATGACGATTTCAAGGGACTACTTGTCGGTGATGCCGAAAATCTCGGCGGAACTAATGGCAAGCCTTTCCAGGAAATGGCATTCACCATTGATAAGGTTGCTGTTCAGGCTAAGACTCGCGCTCTAAAGGCCGACTACACCACTGAACTCGCTCAGGACCTCAAGGCTGTTCACGGACTTGACGCTGAAACCGAACTCGCCAACATTCTCAGCACTGAAATTCTTGCTGAAATCAACCGCGAAGTCGTTCGTAGCATCTATCATGTTTCTAAGCTCGGTGCAAAGCAGCGCGATCTAAGCGGATATAACTTTACCAATAACCAGGGTGGTGTATATGACCTCCTAACCGACTCAGACGGTCGTTGGTCAGCTGAACGCTTCCGTGGCCTCATGTTCCAGATTGAACGCGAAGCTAATGTCATCGCCAAGGAAACTCGTCGCGGTAAGGGCAACTTCATCATCTGCTCATCAGATGTTGCTTCAGCTCTCGCAATGGGTGGTTGGCTAAACATCAGCCCAGCACTAAATGTTCAGCTTGAAGTTGATGATACTGGCAACACCTTTGCTGGTATTCTAAACGGCAAGATGCGCGTTTACATCGATCCCTATGTCCAGGCTGGCGTTGATTTCGTCTGCATGGGCTACCGTGGATCAAGCCCCTATGACGCTGGATTGTTCTACTGCCCCTACGTTCCACTACAGATGGTTCGTGCAGTCGATCCCAACACCTTCCAGCCCAAGATCGGCTTCAAGACTCGTTACGGCATGGTTGCTAATCCATTCGTAACTAACAACAGCGGCACTGCTGACGGAGAAAGCCTAACAGCAAATCTCAACCAGTACTACCGCATCTTCCGCGTAACAAATCTACACGGTAACACTAACTGATAGTTAGTTAGTATCTAAAACTTCGGAAGCGGGAGCCAGAAATGGCTCCCGTTTTCTTTTCTACATAGTTTATGGCAGGAAATTTAATATCAAATCTCGGATCAAATTATTTTCATTTTGAGATAGCTAGACTACCAACAGTGGTTTACAATTGCCAAGAAGTAAATTTACCTTCTTTAAGTCATTCTCCAGCAGATCAACCAACTACATTGGGTATACCAATCAAAAGACCCATAGGAAAATATAATTTTGCAGATCTTGAATTGTCTTTTATTGTTGATGAAAATATGGTTAATTGGTTTGAAATTTATACCTGGATGCGTCAGTTAGGAAATATTGATGATGATTGTACATACAATTCTTTACCATTTAATAAATGGACAACACAAGCAAAATTGTATATAACAAAAGGAACATATAACGATAATATTATCGTAAATTTTTATGAAGTTTTTCCTACTTTTTTGGGTGGATTAAAATTTGTATCAACTGATCAATCATATTCTCCCCAATATGCAGCCGTAAAATTTGCCTATACATATTATGACTTTACTCCTCAACCAAGCGAAACTCATTTGCGTTGACTTTATTTGTTATTGTGTATACTTAAATTATGAATTTTGATGAATTAAAACAACAAGTACAAGAAGATCTCAAGATAGATTCCACAGAACTTGCCATTGAATCTGTAAACACACCACAGATCCATAACAAGTATCTACTGTTCCTTAAGAAGCACAAGGAAGCCCTTGCGGAAGACGAGAGAACCCTTCGCGTCATGAAGAAGTACAAGTGGCTCTACTACACAGGAAAGCTGTCTAAAGAGGAATTAGACCAGTTTAAGTGGGAGCCATTTGACCTAAATATACTAAAGACTGATGTTGATAAGTTCATTGACGCAGATGATGATGTTATCAAACTGGAGCGTCAAATCACGGAAAAGAAAGAACTAGTCAGCTACTTGGATGGCGTAGTAAAGATAGTTGCAAATAGACAATGGAATATTCGTTCAGCGATTGAATGGATCAAGTTTAGTCATGGCCAATGAAGAAGTAAAAATAGAAAAAATAGATGGTACATTCATCAAAGTTCATTGCGAAAATTCAGTAGCAAAAGAGATATCCGATTACTTCACATTTAAGGTCCCAAACTCACAATATTCCCCGGCCTTCAAGCGAAGAGTATGGGATGGCCAGATTCGTCTATTCAACTACTTCACTCGTAAGATCTATACTGGTCTGAGAAACAAGATTGTTCAGTTTTGCCTTGATCGAAACTACGAATGCAAGTTTGAAAATTTTAAGGAAGAATTTTTTGAAGATTATAAGTCTTTTATTGATGCTCTACCTCTACACTCAGATTCTGGCCAAATCAAGCTCAGAGACTATCAGCAGAGGGCTGTGGAAATGGCTCTTGATCACAAGCGTAGTCTACTGATATCTCCAACTGGTAGCGGCAAGTCTCTCATCATCTATACGATTCTTAGATATCTTCTCAGTAAGAATAAGAAGATTCTTGTGCTTGTTCCCACTACTAGCCTAGTTCACCAGATGCGTTCAGATTTCATCGAATACTCTGGAAAAGACTGGAATGCGGATAAGAATATTCACATCATCTATGCTGGTAAAGACAAGGAAACAACAAAGCCCATAGCAATATCGACATGGCAGAGTGTTTATGATCTTCCAGAGAAATTCTTTGCTGAATACGATGCTGTTATTGGCGATGAATGTCATCTATTCAAGGCTAAATCCCTTGTTCGTTTAATGAACAAGCTCAGAAACTGTCACATTCGCATTGGGACTACAGGAACGCTTGATAATATCCAGGTTCATAAACTAGTTCTTGAAGGACTATTTGGCCCACCAATTCGCGTTACAAGCACAAAAGATCTAATTGATAATAAAGTTCTTTCAAATCTTGATATCAATTGCATTCAGCTGAAATATGCAAAAGAAGAATGCGATAGCATGAAGCGCAAGACATATCAAGAAGAAATAGATTACATTATATCACATGAAAGAAGAAATAAAGTAGCAGAAAAACTTTGCGCTTCTCTCAAGGGAAATACATTAGTTCTATTCTCACAAGTTCAAAAGCACGGTCTTCCATTCTTTGAATCAGTACAAAAAACTTGCACAGATAAAAAGAGCTATTTTATTTCTGGAATGACTGATGCTGAAGATAGAGAAGAAATTCGTAAGATTGTGGATAAGTCCGAAAATTCTATTCTTGTTGCTTCTTATGGAACTTGCAGTACAGGCATAAATATCAAGAACATTCACAACATTGTATTTCTTCATCCATCAAAGTCTGTTGTGCGTGTTCTTCAGTCTATTGGCCGTGGTTTGAGAATGTCAGAAACAAAAGATCGTGTAATGATTTTTGATTTAGTAGATGATTTAAGACATAAAAAATATCGAAATCATGCATTCAATCATTTTCTTGAGCGAATAAAAATTTATGAAAGCGAATCTTTTTCTTTTAAGTTAGCTCCTATAGATCTTTGAAAGGATAAATAGTATATGGAAACTACTTGCAGATTGTTTAAGCTGAGAAGTGGTGAAGAAGTTCTCGGATTATTATCTGGAGAAAACGATTCTACCATTAGTATTCTAAAACCAATGGTTATTAAAACTCACATATCTCCAGATTCTTTTGGAGTTACAAGAGAAATAACTCTACTTAGAAACTGGCTTGAATTTACTGATGAAATCCGTATAGATCTTCCTAGAGATCATATTGCTTCTGTTTTGATGCCATCAGAAAGCACAGTAATTCTTTATCAAAAATCTTTAAAAACAGAAGAAAAATATAAAGAATCAAT